CCAATTACAAAGTCTAACTTTGTAGAACCCGGTGGAACACAAATCAGAGTTGGTGCAACAACTAACGATTCTGATGCTTATGCTTCTGCTAACTTAGTAAATGCTTTCTATGACGCTGCTGCGGCAATGGATGAGAAAGGCGTTTCTGGTGACGGAAGAATTGGTGTTCTTAACCCAAGACAATATTACAGCTTAATCCAAGCTGTTGGATCTAATGGTCTAGTGAACCGTGACTCACAAGGTACTGCTTTACAAGGTGGTAACGGAGTTATCGAGATCGCTGGTATCAAGATCTACAAGTCAATGAATATTCCATTCCTTGGCAAATATGGTGTTGCTTATGGCGGCACAACAGGAGAAACTGCTCCTTCAAATTTAGGTTCTTTTGTTGGACCTACTCCAGAAGATGCTTCTGGTTCAGAAACAGGAATTAAAAACGACTACGGTACTAACTCTGAGTTAGGAGCCTCTTCATGTGGTTTGATATTCCAGAAAGAAGCTGCTGGTTGTGTTGAAGCAATCGGTCCTCAAGTTCAAGTAACTTCAGGTGACGTATCCGTGATTTATCAGGGTGATGTTATCTTAGGTCGTCTTGCAATGGGTGCTGATTACTTAAACCCAGCTGCGGCTGTAGAATTATATGTTGGTGCTTCTGCTCCTTCTGCATTCTAAAAACGTTTAATGGGGTCTTCGGACCCCTTTTTTTATTTATAAATATGGCTTTTCCTACCACTAACGCAGTTACTGAACTGCCAGCAGTAAACCAAATATTAGCGTCTTGTGGTCAAGCTCCAGCGACCACTTTGGATCAAACCAACCCTGACGTTGCGATTGCATATAGTACTTTATTAGAAGTATCTAGAGAAATCCAATCTGAAGGCTGGAGTTTTAATAAGGAATCCCACTACGAATTTACACCTGACACAAATAACGAAATACTAATACCAAACAATATCTTACAAATAGATTTAACAGAGAACTCTGCTAATGCAACTAAAGATGTTGTTAGAAGAAATGGGAAATTGTATGACAAACAAAATCATACTTATAAATTTACAGATGGTAGTGTCGAATGCGATGTTACTTGGTTTTTTGACTGGGTAGATTTACCCCAACCTATAAAGGATTACATAACAGCTAGAGCTGCTGGGATAACTTCAACCAGAATTATTGGAGATAGTACTCAATATAAAATGCTTCAACAAAAAGAGTCTTATATGAGAGCTATGGCAGTTGAATATGAATGCAATCAAGGTGACTATACATTCTTTGGTACTACAAGTAATAACAGCAAATATAACAGCTACAAACCTCACACAGCTTTAATACGATAATGGCTTCAGTTACTCAACGAATTAACAATTTTCTAGGTGGCGTATCCAGACAAACTGACGATAAAAAACTTCCTGGTCAAGTTCGTGAGTGTCTGAATGGTTTTCCTGATCCTACTTTTGGTTTAACTAAACGTCCAGGATTTAAATTTTTACAAACCTTACAAGATACAAGTGGCAATAATTTATCTAAAACAACATTAGAAAATGCAAAATGGTTTTTTATTGCTAGAGATGAAGATGAAAAATATGTAGGATGCGTAACTAAAAAAGTAGGTAATACAGATGGAAGTATTTATATTTGGAACGCAGCTGATGGAACCGCATGTACTGTAAGTTATACCAGTTATAGTGGCACATCTTGTCAAACATATTTAGACCAGCTGTTACCAATAAATAAATATAAACTTACAACAATTCAGGACACTACAATAGTCACTAACATAGCAAAGACTGTTGCTAAAGTACCTGATCCTACGTTTATTGCAAATACGAGAGCTACATTAATTCTTACAGATACTGCAATTTCTTCAACATATTCAGTAACGATGAATGCGGGAGGAGGTGCATCTGATCAAACTTTTAGTACCACTACAAGTTCCTCAGAAACTTATGATGGCTTATTAAATACCCTTAAAAATGGTATTGATAGTTTTGGTATATCAGGTGTAGTCGTTACCAAATTTCTTGGTGGACTACAGATTGAAAGAGAAGTAAGTGGTACAAGAACTGCTTTCACTATTACATGTAAAGGTGGTGCAGCTAATAACAAATTAGCAGTGTTTCAAGATCAAGTGGATAATGTTTCACAGCTACCAGCACAGGCATTTCATAACCATGTAGTAAAAATATTAAATACAAATTCTTCAGCTGATACGTATTTTGCAAAGTTTGAAGCTGACGATGGTATTTCAGGTAGAGGACATTGGGAAGAAGGAAGAGATCCAAGTGTTTCTTCAGGATTAGATGTTTCAACAATGCCGCATGAATTAATTAATAACGTTCCAAATTCATTCGTTTTTAGAAGAATGGATTATAAAGAAAGATTAGTAGGTGATGATTCGACTAATAGTCATCCTAGTTTTGTAGGTAAAGAAATACAAGATGCCTTTTTCTACAACAACAGACTTGGATTTTTAGCAACTGATAATGTTTCTATGAGTAAGGCTGGAGATTTTTTTAATTTTTACCATACTTCTGCACAAATAATTACTCAAGCAGACCCTGTTGATTTAAGTTGTTCATCTATAAGACCAGCTGCATTACATGCAGTTATACCTACTGCTGCTGGATTATTCCTGTTTAGTGGTAAAGAGCAATTTCTAATGTTTTCTGATACTGGGGTATTAACTCCAGGTTTGACGGTTATTAAGAGTATTAGTAACTATGAAATGGACCCTGTTATTAATCCTGTACAAACTGGAGATATTATAAATTTTCTTACTAAAACTCCTAGTTATACCAGAGTTTTTTCAATGGCTCCAAGAGGTGTTCAGCAACAACCCGTAATTTTAGACACAAGCAGAGTTGTTAAAGAATGGATACCAGCTAATGTGACCAGTTTAAATACCAGTGTTCAAAACAAATTACTTACATTAAGTGGTAATTCATCAAATTATATTTATTTCTTTAGAACATATAATGATGGCGAACAAAATTTAATGGAGTCTTGGTTTAATTGGGAACTTCCAGGAACTGTGCAAACTACAGCTATCGATGAAGATGATATGTATGCAGTATGTTTTTTAAACAACAATGCTGTCTTACTTCAAGCTGCTTTAAGTCAGAGTCCAGAACAAGCAATTATAGTTAATAACCAAGGTCAAAAAGTTAATCCATGTATGGATTTGTATGCGACTGCTAGCTCAGTTACATACGATTCAGCTGGAAAATTTAGTAAATGTTATTTACCTTATAACCTGACACAATGGTCGGATTTAAATACCTTAACTCCAGTATTAGTTATTTCTGGTAGTACAGCTGCCGGTACATTTGTTCAATCAGGTTTTACTATGACACCTGAATATGTAATAGATGGATCTAATGCTTATTTTAAAGTACCTAATCAAGATCTAACCAGTGTTGCAAGTAATGTGATTGTAGGTTTTAAATATGATTTTGATATTGTTTTACCTAAGCTCTACATGCAATTAAATGAGGCTGGAACTAGAAGTGATTTTACTGCTTCATTAGTAATTTCAAGAATGAAATTTGCTGTAGGTTTATCAGGTCTTATGTCATTTAAATTATTTCAAAAAGGTAGGTTATCTGGTTCAAGATCTTATACAGGAGATGGATCTACTACAGATTACAACTGGACTAAAGGGGATATAAATAATATAGATAGAGATGAAATAAAAATAAAAATAAATAATGTTGTTACGACAGCTTTTACTTTTTTAAATGATACAGAAATTAGATTTACTACAGCTCCAGCTAGTGGAGATGCAATTATTATTTATACAGATGAATGGTATAGCTTAAATCCAATTCAAGAAGCTGACTTTTATTTAGCGGATGATGTACCGCTTGAAGATCAGTCAGTATTTACAATTCCAATACATCAAAGATCAAAGAATTTCCAATTAAGAATTTTTAATGACTCACCATATCCTGTCTCTCTAAATTCAATGATGTGGGAAGGACATTACACACCACGTTTTTATAGGAGGACATAAATATGCCATGGCAAACTGTTTTAGGAGTAGGTAGTGCAATATTAGGTTTTGCTGGACAAAAATCAGCTCAGAGTGCTGCTAATGCAAGGCACAATGAGATGGTCGAAAAGCAATATCAGTACAGCACTCAGCTGTTTGAAATGACCAAAGAGAAATCTCAAGCTGATTGGGATGAAGCTGTACGAAATATTAAAAAAAAGCAAGCAGATGAAATAAGACTAGCTTCATATAAAGATCAAAATTCTTTAGATTCCTATAACTATGGAATGCAAATTAGGAATATGAAGCAAAAATCTTTAAATGCTCAGTTCTTAAAATCTAAAGAATTACATAAACAAAAAAGAGCTTTTAATGAAATTGGTTCAACACTTGCAAAACAAAGTCAACAAAGAGCATTACGAGAAACAACACAGAAATTAATATTTGAAAATCAAGATGCAATATTAAAACAAATGGCATCTAAAGGTGAAGCTATAGTTAAAGGTGGCAGTGGTAGAACAGCTGGTAAAGTAGTTCAATCTACAATAGCTGAATTAGGTAGAACACAATCTGCGTTAGCAGAATCATTAATGAGTGCTCAAACTAATACTAGAGCTGCAAATTTAAATATAGATTTACAGAAAGCAATAGCAGATAAAAATGCTGATGCAAACTTAATGAGTCCTCCTGAAACCTTACCAGTTCCTCCAAGACCTCTTAAAACTTTAATAACTGAATATGAGTTACCAAGAGAATTAGAAGATTTTGATTTTGGTCCAGAACCTATTAAAGGAGCAATGGCTACATACACAGGATCTTGGGCTAATTTAGGTGCGGGTATTTTAGGTTCTTTAGCTAGTGCAAGCCCTGCACCTACTACTCTTTTTGAAAAGTATGGAGATTTAGGTGGTTTAGCAAACTACAACTATACTGGAGGAGGTGGAGATTTTTCTGGTGTTGATTGGACTAGTGGTTTAGGAGGAAATTATTCAAGTTTGGCAGATGGTCTAAATATTAATTGGACTCAATAATAATTTTAAAATTTAAAAACAATGGCAAGTAGTTATCAAGGGTACGCTCGTCCTACTAGCTTTCAGCAATTTGGACCAAGTGATGCTGAAATAAGAAAACAGCAAGAGGAAGACAATAGGAAAATCCGAGCTTTAGAAGAGCAAAAAGATGCACTAGATAAACGAGCAGATAAGTCTGAACGTCAACTAGAAAGAAAATTAAATAAAGAAGAGGAACAAAGATCAAAGAATTATTCTTTTGTTGAAGACCGTTCTTACGAAAATAGAGTCCAAGCTATTAAAACTAATCAAAAGATTGAAGAGCAAAGCTATAAAATGCTTGCAGAAGAGGACCGCAGAAAAGCGGAAGACCTCATGCAATTTAGTGAAACTCTTACAAAAAGCTTAGGTCAATTCCATGAGAAATGGAAAAAAAACCAAATGCAGGCTGGATATAATCAAGCTGCCATGGAAGGTTTACCTAGCGAATCTTTTGTAGATCAAGTAGAAGGTAGCAATAAACTTTATGAGCAACACTTAGATATACAAGATATTGGAGAAGCCTTATGGAAACAAGGTTCACCAGTTAATGTTGTAAACAACGTAAAAAGAAATAGTGCTTGGTGGGAATATGGATCTGCTAAGTATCGAGCTGAAGCAGCTGGTGATGCTTTTACATTTTGGATAGAAGATTATGTAAGAGATTCTGGAGCTATACAACCGCATGAAGTACAGGAAGCTTTAGAAAAAGGTAGAAAGGAATTTTTACAAACGAATAACCTATATGGTTATAGTTCAGATTTCTTGAATCCAACTTTACAAAAAATGGGTGCTGCCAGCAGAAGACTAATAGCTAATGCACAAAGAGGTAAAGATTATGTAGATAGTCAGGATATGGTTGCAGTTTTGCGTAATAATTTTTACCAAAATAAAGATAAAGACTCTTTTTACAGACTTGTAGCTGGTTATATGAAAAGTTTTTTACCAGATGGTACTCGTTTAAAAGGTGGGTATAAAGGTGAAAATTATCTTAAAGGTGATTTAACTAATACGGATGTATTTTCAAATGTCGTATTTGACGAATTAATGAACCTTCCTACTACTGATCAACCAAATGTATTATGGAAAGATCGAGATAAAATTTGGTATCAAGAAGTTGTAGAATTAAGAAAAGAAGATGCACGTACCAGATTTGAAAACAGAGATCAAGAGGATAAATTTGAAGGTAAAAAGTATCTACAAAAAATAAAAGATGAAGAGGACTTGTTATGGCAACAAGGTAAAAGATACGATAGAGACCAAGCAAAAGAGTTTGTAAGAAAATGGAACTATGCCAAATGGGGTGCTCTTCCTGATCATCTTGTAAATATGGTTACGACTGAAGATATTGCTGATGAAGATATAAATGAAAGATTAGAGAGAAAAGCTAGAGATGGTGAACCTATATATAAAGAAGATCTTTACAATATTGATAGTTACGAGCTTTGGGAATCATGGAGAGACATTGCTAAAGATTCACAGAATTATAGCCTCCCTCAAGAGTTTCAAGAATTATCTAAAGAAAGAATAGTTGCTGCTGTTAATGCATATAAAGATATTACTGAAGCTAATGTTGCTAAAACTCCTTCATGGATAGCAAACAAACAACAAGCTACAAGAGACCTTCAAGAGTTTTATAAAAATTTTATTAGAACTGAAGGTAGTCCTAGAAATGCATATTTAAAAGCTATAGAAAAAGTAGAAAAAAAGATAAAAGATGGTGATTATAATTCTTTTCCGACTTCATCTAGCAATCAGGTTTTTTTAGAAAATAGAGAATTAGCAAAAACGGCTCTTGGACTTAATCCAGATCTAGAAAGGACAAGTGTAATTCCTGGAACTGAAGAAGCTTTAAAACAATATAGAGATAGTGGTGGAACAATAGTTCCAAAAATATATGAGGATTTAGCTAATAAAATGGCTTTGTCTCCTACTCAACTTGCTAATTTTCAATTAGAAGTAGTTGGAGAAGGACCAATAAAAACAGAAGCTGATAAAGAATTAGAAAAACTTCCTGTTCGTGTAAGCGAATTGTTGACGTTGCATCCTGACAAGCAAAGAGTAGAGAGAGCAAAAATAGAATTGCTTAAAGAAGATGGCAATATTACATACAACGAAGTTGGCTATTTAATAGATGAAGCTGTTGACGCTCAATTAGCAGAAAAGGGTTACGTAACACCTGAATTAGATATGGTGCGTCCACAAATAGGAGATTGGAAAAGATTACCTAGAGGAACATTTATTAAATGGGATGGTGATCAATGGATTGAAACTGGAGTCTTTTTTACAGGTAGAAAAGAATTTGAATTTCCAGCAACAGAATACCTCGATAGAGATCGGGTTAGAAGAAAACTTTAAATTACTAAGGTAATAGAATGTACTCAGGATATGATCCTAACTCTGTAGATAGAGATGCATTACTTGAATCAGCTGCTCAAGATGCTCAATACAGAGAATTAGAAAAAAAGAAAAGACAGAAAGAAGCTGAACAGCAAACTCAAGCTGAAGAAGAAGAGGTACAAGCACAAGCTGAACTAAAAGATGTTCGTAACGAAAAGAACGTAGGAGGCATTGTTGGAGTAGCTAAAGAAATAGGAGCCGCCGTTGGCGGTGGACTACAAGATACAGCTTCCTCTGTTGTCACTCTTCCAGAAAGAGCCATTGATATGTTCAGTGGTGAAATGGTTGAAGAAGGTAAAACTAAAGAAGGCTACAAAGCAGAATGGGATGATTGGTTTGTTAAAGATGAAAACCCCATAGAAACAAAAACATGGTGGGGATCAGCCTTACGAGGTCTGGTTCATTTCGGATCAATGGCAGCTGCAATAGTACCCGCTGCAAAAGCTACAGGTATAGCAGCTGCAACAGCTGGTTGGAGTTCATTAGTTCGTGGTGCTGCAATTGGTGCTGCTTCAGATTTAACATCTAAATACAGTCAAGAAGACAATGGTCTTGCAGTTCTTAGAGATAGATTTAACTTTATTGATACTCCTATTTCCACAAAAGATACTGATCACCCAGCTATGAAGACATTGAAAAATGTTGTAGAAGGTATGGGAATTGGTGTGGTATTTGATGGCTTAAGTCTTGCTATTGGTAAAGGTGTAAAAAAAGTTAGAGGGATTGACCCTAAAACTAAGAAGCCAATTATCGAAGATGCTATTCCAGAAGAAGTAGAAAAAATAGCTTTACGAGCAGAAAGCCGTAGAGGACAGATTTTTGAAAAAGCTCAAGATCAATTAGCTAGTCCAGAATTTGGTGCGTATAAAAACAAACCACTAGCTAACAAATGGCAAGCAGCCCCTACTTCTAATGGTTCTCCATATGATGTCAGAAGACAATTAAGAAGAATTAAAACAGAATATGGGGCTGAACATGGATCTACAGATTCTTTATATACACCTGTTCAATTAGAACGTACAGCTATATCTAGTGGATTAGCAGAAGAGCAGCTTATTGGAGTTATGCGTAACTTTATGAGTGATGCCAGAGTTCAACAAGAAGTAGCTTATGCTAAGGCACAAGATATACCTTTAAGTGAAATATGGGAAGATGCAATAATCACAGCACAAAAGATATATGAAGGTAGAAATGTAAGTGATTTAACACCTCAACAATTTTGGTCATCATTAGAAAAAAATGCAAGATTACAAGGTATTGATATTTGGGACTCTAATCAAATTGTCGCTGCTGATTTAGTAATTGGTTCTTTATTAAAAGAAATTAGAGATCAGGGAATAGCTAATAGAGAGTTATACAACATAGCTGATTTGGCAGATGTAGACGGTCCAGCTAAAGCAATGCATGACAAAATAATTGCGGGTTTAACTCATATTAAACTTTCTAAAATGACTCAATCTAATTCTTTTAGAAAATTAGGTGCTCGACCTTTAAAACAAAAAGAAAGTAGAAGAGCAATTATTGATGCTGTTAATGAACAAGTAAATGAGTCTGTTAATGCTCATTCACTAGCAATGAAAATTGCTGGTGATTCACCTAACGATGATTTATTTAGAGCTATCCACGAAACTATATCAATGTCAGGTGAGATTCATAACTTAACTGACTACGATAATTACATTAGGAAAAAAGTTTTAGGTGGTGAGTTTAAAAAAGGCGGTACACAAAACGGTTTATTAGTAAGAGGGTTACAAAAAGTATATTCAAATAGTGTTCTTAGTGGTCCTAAAACTCCAATGAGAGCAATGATGGGTACTGGAACTGCTGCGTTTTTACGTCCATTGTCTACAGCATTAGGTGCTGGACTTAGAGGAGATGGTGCAACTCGTAGAGCTGCTATGGCTGGTTTTAGTGCAATGGTTGAATCTATTCCAGAAGCTTATACATTATTTAAAAAAAATTTAAATGCTTACTGGTCTGGAGATGTTGCAACAATTCAATCTAGATATAACGTCATAACAAAAGGTGATGAGCAATGGAATTTATATACTGACTGGATAGAAAATAGTGGAAAAGCGACCTTTGGAGATAAAACAGTATTTAATATTGCTAATGCGGTAAGAGCAATGAACGACAGTAACTTTTTTACCTATTCTACAAAAATAATGGGTGCAACGGATGACGCTTTTGGATTACTTATGGCTAGAGCTAAAGGTAAAGAAAAAGCCATGCGTGAAGCAATGGATTTACAAAGTTCCGGTAAGGTTACTGAAATAACTCCACAGTTATTAAAGGAATACGAAAATAGATTTTATGGTCAGATAATGGATGCTGACGGAAACATAACAGATGATGCTGCTTTATTTGCAAAAAAAGAAGTTACATTAACTACTGATCTAAATGGTTTTGCTAAAAAACTTGATGCTGTATTTGATAGTACTCCTTGGGCTAAACCATTCTTTTTATTTGCAAGAACTGGAGTTAATGGTCTAGAACTTACAGCAAAACATTTACCAATATTTAATAGATTACTTAAAGAAAATAAAGACATTCTTAAAGCTACTGCTGATAACTTCGAAGGTGTAAGGCACTATGGAATTACTAATGCTGATGAACTTGCTAACGCCCAAGCACTAATAAAGGGCAGAGTGGCTATTGGTTCTGGAATAATGATGATGGCTGGTGTTCATTTTATGAATGGAAATCTTACAGGTAATGGACCAGCTGATAGAAGAAAAAGACAAGTTTGGATTGATGCTGGTTGGAAACCTAGAAGTATAAAAATAGGTGGTACTTGGGTTAGTTATGATTCTTTTGAACCATTTAATTTAATACTTTCTAGCATCGCAGATGTTGGGGATGCTATGCACTTAATGGGTCCAGAATGGAGTGAAAATCAGTTACAAAGAATAGGTGTTGTAGTAGCACAAGGTTTAACAAGTAAATCATATATAGCTGGACTACAGCAGTTTGTTGATTTATTTGCTGGACAACAAGGCGGAGTACAAAGAATTTTAGCTGGATTAATTAATAACCAAATACCTATGTCTTCTGCAAGGAACGAATTAGGTAAGTTGATTAATCCTTATATGAAAGAAATTAATTCTGGAATAGGTGACTCAATACGAAATAGAAACTTATGGTTCCCAACTGAAATGACTGACATGGCATTGTCTACTAAATATGACATGTTAAATGGTAAACCTATACGTGACTGGGATTTTCCAACTCGTATGTTTAATGCAGTTAGTCCTGTTCAGTTTAATTTAGATCAAGGTCCAGGCAGAAAACTTTTATTTGATAGTAACTACGATATAAGATCTTCTACATATTCATATGATGGCATTGACTTTAGTAAAACACCAAATGTTAGATCAATGTTCCAAAAAGCAATAGGTGAGGAAAACTTAGAGAGGCAACTAGATAAATTATCTAAAAATAAAAAGATTATTTTATCAGTTCAACAAATGAATGCTGATCTAAGAGCTAATAAAAGGCATATAGATCCTATGAAGGCGTATCATCACAACAAAATGATTAAAAATTTATTTGATAAAGCCAGAAAAAATGCCTTTGCAAAAATACAAACTCATCCAGAGGTTAGAAAACTAATACAAGAAAAGATAAAACGAGATCTAGAAGCAAGAAAAATATTAAATCAAACCACCAATAGAAATGTTAAGGAGACACAAATAAGAAACTTATTGCAAAACTAATTATCCATGAACAATGGCTGTCACACAAACTTCATACTTAGGGAATGGTTCTACAACGAACTATTCATTTACATTTCCATATTTACAGACAGCTGATGTTAAATGTTCAATTGATGCCACCGAAACAACTGCATTTACATTAGCTAATGCCACCACAATACAATTTAATACTGCACCAGCCAATGGAGCTAAGATAAAAATATTTCGTGTAACAGATGACTCAGATTTAAATGCAACCTTTTATGCGGGTTCAGCAATCAGGTCATCTGATTTAAACGATAACTTCACTCAAAACTTATATTCAACACAAGAAGTAAACGCAAGATATCTGAGTAACCTTGGAGGAACCATGGTTGGTGATCTCCAAATAGGAGAAGATGCCGACATTATTTTTGAAGGTGCAACAGATGATGCAAACGAAACAAAATTAACCGTAGCTGATCCAACAGCTGATAGGACTATTACATTACCTGATGCTACTGGAACTTTGCTTACTACAGGTGACACAGGAACAGTTACTGGAGGAATAATTGCTAATGATGCAATCAACTCACAACACTATGTTGATGGAAGTATCCAAACTGCACATATAGCTAGTGGAGCTTTAGATAATAGATATTTTACTGAAACAGAAATAGCAAACGGTGCAGCTGATACTAGATATTATACTGAAACTGAATTAGATGCTGGTCAATTAGATACCAGATACTATACCGAGACCGAGCTAGATGCTGGTGCTCTTGACCCTTTATATTTTAGACAAGATAGTAGTGAAACTATAGCAAGTGGACAAACTTGGTCTGCCGGTGATACTCATGTAGCTACTACAGCTGCAATTGATGCACGTATTATCGACTTAGTTGATGAAGTTGGTGGTTTTGATATCGTCAACGATGAACAAAGTTTTCCTGATACAAATCCTGGAGGTACAACAGGACAGGCAGCTGTTTTAAGTATTAAAGCAGCAACTACAGATTTAGTACCTAGTGGAACGACAGTTACTATATCTAATGGTAACTTAGCTAATAATGCAAATATTACGATTACTGGTGTACCTAGTACAATCGCTCAAGGCTTTGGATTCTTAGTAGAATCTACCAGTACATTACATACATATACTTTTCATAGATTAGTACCTAAAGCTACAGAGGTAACTACAGTTGCTAGTAACGCAACAGCTATGGCAAATGTTGGAAATAATATAGCCAATGTAAATGCAGTTAATACTAACTCATCCAATATTAATACAGTTGCTGGAAGCATAACTAATGTAAATAATGTTGGCGGTTCTATAGCAAACGTTAATACAGTTGCAACTAATTTAACTGACATTAATGCTTTTGGTGACACATATCAGATTGCTTCTAGTGATCCATCAGCGAGAGCTGACAGTTCAAGTTTACAAGAAGGTGATTTATACTTTAATACTACTTCAGACGAACTTAAAGTTTATAACGGTGGTACATGGCAAGGTGGTGTAACAGCTAGTGGTAACTTTGCAACTACAACTGGTAATACATTTACTGGTGACAATATTTACGGCGATGGTGTAAAGGCTAATTTTGGAACTCATAGTGATTTATCTATTTTTCATGATGGTGCTGACAATCGCATAGAGTCGGCACTTGGTCAAAACATAACAATAGATCCCGGCGGTAGTGGCAACTTAACACTACAAACAGCTACTAGTTCAGATATACAAATACAAGGTGGTGGAAGAACTTATTTCTATGGCACAACCAATAATTGGTTGTCATGGGAACCTAATACTAATGAATTAAAATTTACTAATTATGGTGGTAGTGTTTCATTAAAAGCACCAAATAATATTAATACGGCTACTCACTTTGTTTTGCCAGTAGATGGTACTGCTAACCAATTTTTAAAAACCGATGGAAATGGCGTACTAAGTTTTGACACTATAGATTTAACCTCTTTAAGTGCAACTAATTTAACATCCGGAACTATACCTGATGCTAGATTCCCAACGACTTTACCCGCTATAAGTGGAGCTAATTTAACTAACTTACCATCAACAGGAGGTTTAACTGGTGGAGGTAATGACGAACTATTTATAGAGTCAGATAATGTAATGGGTACAGACTTTACAACAGGAACAAATAAAAATTATCTGAATCTTCTTCCGTTAACAATTAATGCCACATTAACTGTGACAAGCGGAAGCAATATATCATTTGTATCAGTTTAGAGCTATGTTACCTAAATTACTCTATTTGTTTAGTTTAACAGAGTTAACAGGCTCCGGTGGTGAACAGTTATTTTTAGAGGCAGATAACGAAATTACTAATAACTTTACAACAACGGCAGACGATAATTACCTTGGCATAAGTCCAGTGACTATTGCATCTGGTACTACCTTAACTGTAACAAATAATTCCTCTATAAATTTTTTATAAACATTTGAATTATGACTAAATTAAAAGTCGATGAAATAGAAACAACAAGTACCAATCAAAATCTAGAAGTAAAACATGGTGGGTCTACAGGATCTTTAGAAATTAAAGGTGATACTAATGATGGTACTTTACAACTTAATTGCAGTGCTCAAAGTCATGGTGTTAAGTTAAAAGCTCCGGGAACAAGTTTGGATTGGACTGCAAAGTTACCAGAAAATCAAATAGCAGCAAATACATTTTTAAAAGTAAAAAGTGTAACTGGTAATGAAGGTGAATTAGAATTTGGTGTTACTCCAACAGCAGCATCAGTTCTTGTAAATTTAGATGCAAGTGGGTTTACATCTGGTACTGTTCCGCCAGCTCGAATGCCGGCTTTACCAGCATCTGGAGGTTTAGGATTACAATTAGTCAACAAAACTACAGTATCAAGTGGTGGAAGTATAAGTGCGGTAGATTTTGATCTTGATGGCGACAGTGCATATCACATTATAGGTAAAGGTATTGGATACACTCTTTCAAATGGTGTTAGTGTATCAGCCTATCCAAAAATGCATTATCTAGATAGTAGTTCAAATATACTTAGTACTAACCTAATGGTTGATAACTGGTATTATACCGACAGCCGAAGTGAAACAAGTGGTAATGGAAATATTGAACTATACTTTTCTGGACAAAATCAATATCAGCTTCACCATTATTTCGTAGGAGAATTAGTTACTGGAAGCGGTGTTACATACAATAATGATAGTAGAACCCAATCTAGAACTTGGTTGTATGTCAACGGAAAAGCTGGCGGTAATTACTATGGAAAAACCGAAGTGTTTGCTCATTTTAATGATGCAACTGTACCAAGCAAATTAAGGATTACTCCACATAATCATAGTTATTCTGCTGGCAATATATTTTTTGAAGCAAATACCACATTCTTACTTTATAAATTCAACGAAAGCTAATGTCAAAAATAAACGTAAAGGAAATAGAACCCGTAACAACTAACGGTAATCTAAAAGTTGTACCTAACGGAAGTGGTGTTTTAAATGTAGGCGGTGACTCTTCAGGTACACTTCAATTAACTAATGCTAGTGGAAATGGTGTAAAACTTAAAGCACCAAGTAATTCTTCTGGGCAGTCTTATACATTAACTTTACCTACAAGTAGCCCTACGCAAGATCAATATCTTCATGTAGACAGCATAACAGGAAGTGGATCTACAGCAGTAGGACAATTAGGTTATCAAGCAATAGCACCAGTAATTGCAAACCAAATAAATGCTAGTGAAGTAGTTAGCGGTACTATGCCAGCTAGTCGATACAATACAGCAGGTTTAGGTGGTGGATTACAGCTAATAGAAAATACTGTTCTTAGTGCTGATGTTTTTAATGTAACTTATAATAATTTAGCCGCACATAGTATGTATAAAATCATTTGTAAAAATGTAGAGCTACAAACTACTAATAAGATATATATAGACTTTTTAAATAGTACTGGTAACTCACAAACTAATCTTCTTTACTCATTTCAGTATGGTAATAGTGATACATATGATGCTTCTAATGGTATGAATTTTAGTAACCTCTATGTTGGTGATAGTTATCTACATCTTGGTTTTGAAGCAACTATTTGTACAGGCGATCCAAATGCAACTTCACAGCGAACTCAACGTGCTTGGATGTTTTGTAGAGCAATGGCGAGGGACAGACACAGTTCTTATATTGGATGGACTGATTATCAATATGGAACAAATGGGGATACAAAAATGATACATGGTATAAAAATCTATGAAAATAATGGTAATTACTTAAAAGCTGGATCTCAATTCATGCTGTACAAATACAACGAGGGATAAATGTCTAAAATAAAAGTCAATACTTTAGAAAGTGACGAAAATTTAAAGTTAACACCTAATGGTACAGGAGTTGTTGAAGTAAAAGGAGCTGGTGGTGCAGATGGAACTTTACAGCTTACTTCTGGGTCAAATAGTCAAGTAAAAATAAAATCTCCACCTCATAGTGCTGGTCAGTCTTACACCTTAGTATTACCTGATAATGCAATAACAACTGATAAGTTTTTAAAAGTAAAAAGTGTAACTGGTAGTGGCTCTACTCAAGTAGGTCAATTAGAGTATGCTACACCAAGTATGCCTGATACTACTAATTTAAATGCTAGTAATTTAACATCTGGTACTATACCAGCTGCTAGATTTCCATCAAGTTTTACAGCAAGTGATGCTGCACTTACATTAGAGGCAAAATTAACTATATCTACACCAGTAGTAAATGTACAACAGACAATATCTGAAGGTATGTATTGGATTGTTGCTAAAAACTTTTGTACAAATGTAACAGGTTATGGGGGTCCAGCAATAGAAATGATTGATGCTAACGGTTCTCAACACTATAACCGATTTAATCATTACTATAGAAATTATTCGCAGTCCCAAAACACTTACCAATTAAGTTTATATAACGAAACTTATGACCCTTATACATATGCTTTTGAAATGCTCTTTTCAAATGTTTCGAGACCTTGGTTGTATGGAAGGGGATTGTGTCCCGGACGAACTAATGGTGCATGGGAAGTTTTTAATTATGCAGCTAACACAGCTACAGCAGTAACAATGAATTTTAGAGTGTATTCAGGACATACAATTTTGCCTACAACACAAATCTTATTTTATAAATTTAAAGAAAGCTAATGAACAAAATGGTAAATGGCGTAATAGTCGCCATGACAGATGAGGAGATTGCAGAGTTTAATGCGTCTCTACCTACAGATGCAGAAGTACTTGCAGACAAATGGGTCAACATAAGAATACAAAGAAACGCAAAACTAGCTGCAACAGACTGGAGAGCTGGTAGTGATCTTACACTATCTGATGCTTGGAAGACATATCGTCAAGCACTCAGAGATGTACCTACTCAGTCAGACCCAGATAACATCACTTGGCCGACAGAGCCTAGCTAACTTATAAAATATGGAATTACCAGTTTTATATTTACCAGATGCTTACGACTTTCCAAATTTTGAA